GCGAATTTCACATTCATGATATTGAAGTGCGACAAGAGGAAGAGATTCATACGTGGATTCAGAGAACCAGAAGGGAAGAGGGACTTGGACACGTCGGGCGGGTATGGAGGGGCGATTGACATTGGCGGGTTGTGTGGTGGAACCGGATGGACCATTGTTATTATACACGGAAGGATAGCCCATTCCTACTGCTCCTCCGGCATAGATACCCTTCGCAGGGTCATATACCTCAGGAACATTCCCCACCAGACGCTCCCATTTTTGATACGAATAGGTGTCCAAATCACATTGAGCCTTTGCGATCAAGTAGGAGCCATCAAACTCTTGAATCTTTTGTCCGCCAATATAACATCCTACACTTTGAATGATATGGCATCCAATGTAATTGACCCATGAAAAGTTATATTGTGAAGTACGTGTTCCATAGGAGAGAGTGGCAGGAAGAGGAATATACTTGGAATAGATGTCAGGAAGTTGAAAGGTAAAATACATGTCTCGGACAAGGTCAGCGATTCGCTGGAGTTTGCATCGTACCTGAATGGGCTGGTCATAGGAGAGGTCTTGTGGTCCGTCTACTGCAAAGGAGACGGATTCTTCCGCATAATGCGAATATTTCTTGTAGGTTTTGTAGAAATAGGTGAAATCGGGATTGCCACTGAGTAGTGTGTTTTGTGCCCCGTAGGCCACTAGGGCAAAGAGTCCGCCACCTGGCATCGCTACTTTGTACTTCTTGTTATTATATGCGTGAGTTATTCACTGGCGCATCTAATCACATGATGATTGGATACAATACACTTAGTACGAGTTTGACCACCAGGTATCCGCAAGATAGGGTGGTACATCGCTCATTAACGAAGAATCCATTTTGCTGGAAGGACCTTCATTCATTAGCATTTGAATTTCTGCGTAGGTAAGCCCATAATTAAAATAGGTTAAACGGCTCATCATGCCTTTCATGGCACCAAACATATCAAATCCCAAATCATCCACGGAAGGGACCATTGTATTTGTCAATGTTAGACGGCGCTGACTGAAGCAGACAATGTCTTGATAGTTTTGATACGGTGCGTATCCATCAAATGACATTTTACGAGACAGATTACCATTGACATAGACTTCCAGGGAGTGACTTTGACATACAATGGCAATATGTACCCATTTGGAAACGGGGATATTCTGTACTTCTACATATTGATTCCATCCCTTGAACGTATTCATATAGACACGAAGGGTATTGGTATCGGACCGCATAAATACGCCAGGTCCCATCAGGGGGAAAGGCTGTGAATAGCCCTTGTGGAACAAATGAAGAAGACCGTATTCTTGACGAAAAGCAGAGGGATGAGCATAGAGATAAAAGGAATAGCTAAACTCTACTCCTGTGCGTTCATTGTCCGATAATGCGGTAGGCTTGGAATCCCGTACATTTGGATTCTGTGCGATGGTAATGGACTTATCATCTACATTGTAGGTGTAAGGGAGAAGCTCCGTACGATTCATATGGATACGATTGAAATACAGATAGAGAAGTTCGCTCGTAAAGAGAACAAGATAGACGAGAAAGACGATGGCCATTCCGTATAATGCTTGCTGTACGAGACTAGAAGAGCCTGATGAGTTGTTGGATGATACCCCTGTATTATTTCGGAAGGGGAGTGAAAAGAGGCTATTGTTGGACATGAGATGCCTGTTCCTATTCCTAGGGGGCATAATCTACTACTTTGAATCCAGCGAGACATTGACACCAAACTTGAAGAGTGACCGAATCCAATCTCCCAAGGAAGAAATAGGTTCAGGACCTGCAATGTAGTTGCGATAAATTGCCTCAGGATGGAGTGCCGTATCATACATCATCGTAGAAGCAATATAACCGCCAAATCCACCGTAAGAAAGAAGATAGGCGGAATATCCACCCGCATCCACCTTGTAGAAAGAAGGCAATACACAGGAACGAACCAACTTGCCATCTACATAGACATCCACGGTACGGCCATTGACACTTACCGCCAGATTTACCCACCGCTGGAGGTCAATTTCAGGAAGGTCACACATGGGTGAGTTACTGTCCAGAAGGCCGGAATCTGTCTGGGCTGTGTCAAATACAGAGTTGAGAGTGGCGACGGTAAGGGATTCCTCTGCCGGTTGATTGGGTTGAGACGGAACCGCCTGAATGGCGGAATTCACCTCCTTTGTCTGGATACGAACATGGACCTTGGGCTTACGACCTCCCAAATAAATACGGATGGTATCAAACGATGGGCCACCCAGACGGAAAATGGCCTTGTTCTTTCCATTACGATGCCCCCAGTTGGACACATAAATCCAGGTGGAGACCGTAAATTCTCCACCCTCATAGAGTGGGGGTAGTTTCTCCGTGGAAATGATAATCGGCTTAGAGGGCTCTACATCCGCCGACTTTTGCTCCGATAAGAGGACGTATTGATTTGCTGTCTTTGGACCAAAGAGGAATTGATACAGATAATAAATACCAAGGAGACCTACAAAGAAGATAATGACAGGGATGGCTCGTGCGACGGGGGAGGAACCACTATTGCTCAGATTGTCCATTGGCCTTCTGTCCTGGGTAGCGATAATTCCTACGCCGTATCATTGACATGAATAAAGGGAGAAGCTGGGATGAGGGGAAGCAGAGAAGCAGGGATGAAGAGAAGCAGGGATGAAGAGATGAAGGGAAGTGAGGTCATTACGCATAGGGCGTTTTCCATTCATACAATTGCTTGGAAGGAGGAGCAGTAAGAGTATGACAAGGAAGACCGGGTGGACATTCCACACGCAAAAAGGAAAAGGGGTCCCATGAACCCAGACGTTCCCATAAGGACTTATCCATATTATCCTCTTGTGTATCGGTAACCATACCTTCCGTATCTACATAGGATTTTCGCTCTCGTTCCACTTCTTCGGGAGAAAGGCGTCGGGAATTGACCTTCATGTGAATGGCCGTGCCGTCCAAGCCCTTTTCTCCTACAGATAAGGGGCTGGCAATCACAACCGGGTAATGTTTCAAACGATGGGAAGCCACCGTACGACTGTCATAGAGAATGTCTATTCGGCGCCCTTCACGAAGAATCGCAAGATGAACCCATCGCTGTTTTGGAAGAGAAGGAAGAGAAATGGTTTCGTATTGTAATTGTCCTGCTTGCTGGGTCTGAACACGTAGTTGTGCGCCATAGTCCTTTTTCTCTTTGGGGGAGGGGATGACTTCAAATAGCCAATTATTTTCTACTTGAATGAGGGGTGTATATTGACCTGACTGAGAATAACGAAGTGTCTTGTCTCCCTGTTTCAAGTAGAAGAAGCCCATTACCGTACTACCGGATGAACCAAGAAGTTCGGTCTGGACACGGTCAGGCATCAGAACATTCTTCTTTTTATTCAAGGGAACCTTCTTAAAAAGAACAGACTGACTGTTTGTGCTGGGATAGATCTGATAAATAATTACATACATGGCAATACATACAATAAGCACAATCACAAGGAGCGTAGGAGTGGATAATGGGCGAGATACGGTAGAAGAATCCATTTCTATCTATCTTCCATGAGTTAATTTTGGGGAGTGGAGGAAGAAGAGGAAGAAGAGGAAGAAGAGGTGGAGGAAGAAGAAGGGCATGAGGTGGAGGAGGAACTGGGCATCGGTGTTGCGTTCATGTCGGTGGCAGAGGGAAGGGGAGGAGTGGAATGGCGAATCTCGGGAGTGGTTAGGATACGAGGCCAAATCTTCAAATTACGATAACGGGTAATATTGGCCTCTGTGTTGGAAGCGGGAAAAATGTCCCCTTTCACATCCATGAGGGGCGCATCGTAGGTGACCGTCTGAATCAAATGACCATTGAGATATACTTCAAGAGCACGTTCCATGACAACTACCGTGAGTCGGAAGGTCTGTTGAACGGGTACATTGGGAAGGACAGCCACTTCCATTTGCCGATTTTTATTGAGTACAGACACCAGCATATCATTCACATCGGGTTTGAGAGCAATCGCAAGATTGTATTGTTGGAGAATACCAAGAAGCATTTCTCCTGCGGGAGGTGATTTCTCAACGCCGCCACGTGTCAGCAAGAGGCGTGGATATCGGGAGAACTGGAAGGGATTCTGAATAAACAAGTCCAATTGAAGGGTATAGCCGAAATATTCATTTTGAATGGGAAGTGTCTTGTTCTCAATTTGTCCCGTATTTCCCTTTTCCCAGAAAAGGACACTGTCATCTCTACCGGGAAGGGTAATCCACCCGGGCGCATCGGGTCTCCAACGAAAGACAGGGCGAATGAAGAAATGGATAAAGAGCAAGAGGATAGCGACCACAAGGAGAACCGCAAAGAGATAAGTGCCGATGCGCTTCGCGCCTGTCATCCATGTTTGCGCATTCATCTGATTTGTTGTGAGAGGAGACCATCCTGTCCCTACATTGCCCCATTGAAACCATCCAGTGGAATGAGTGGTTGCTCCTGTAGAAGGAGCAGGAGTAGCGCGTTTTGTGGTATTTCCAAAGAGATACGGACTCAAATTCAGGCTTTCCATGGTGGGCTTCTGAAAGACGAGAGGAAATTAACGGTTTCGTTTTTGTATCCGTGTCCCCTTTTGTGTCCGTGTCTCTATGAAATCCTGTATCTCTATGAAATCCTGTATCTCTATGAAATCTGAGAAATAGCATAGACTGTTCCGCCAAGTGCGGAGAAGAGTATAACACCTGTTAAAAACCCTTTTACAAAGGAGCGATAATCCACTTCGTTCAAGTCCTCTTTTTGCCAGACAGGAGAGCGATTCCGACGTCCCAGGCGTTCATAATAGAGAAGAACTTCTTCTAGGGTCCATTCTCTTTTCCCAAGAGAAGCATTGACTTTATTATGAATGGCAACGGTCCATTTAATAAGGTCTGTACGAGAATCCAAAAAAGGAGTCAGAGGGTTGTCTGCCAAATGGGCTCGGTAATGTTCTCGGCATGCGGCACAAGGGAGAAGAAAAGCAAGGGATTCATAAAACTCTTTGGCACATTTCTTGTCCGTATAGGTGGGAGAAACCGGATAACCAATCGCAACCAAATGAATCGTATGCCAGAAGAAAGGGCCCCATACTGTTGGTGAAAAGCGCATCGGAAGGTGAAATGATGGGGGTGAAAATGACGCGGAACGTCTCTACTATTCCCCTCCCTTTCCGAAACCAAAATGGAACGGGGATAAGAGGCAAGAAGAGGAGAGAGGCAAGAAGAGGTGAGATGGATATAAAGACATAGGGTGAGACATCATACAATCATTTTTATATAATGGATGTATCCTCTTCTTTGCCTAT